CGATTACGATATTTACACAGGACGACCGTTTACGGTGTTTTCAGATGCAACATGTAACAATATACAACAGTTGTTGGATCAAGGAAATAGTGATTTGAGTGAAGACTTTAGACAAAAGGACGAAGATGATGCGGATGAAGCAGCTACAGCTTACACAAAGCAGTTAGAGGAGGAATACGACGACATCGTGGTTCAACAACCAGAGTCGTACACAGAAGCATGTGGCGGAGCACTCCGCGACATGCCTTATAATGTATTTTCAAAAGGAAAGCGTAACATTGTTACGGAGGACGGACAGCTATGTAAATTGAAACCGTGTTGGGTAGCTTATTTTATGCGTTTATTGGAATCAAAACCAATTAAACATGAAATGAACTACTTATGGCCTGTAACAGTAGAGGCTAATGACGGAGAGAAATTTTTAGCTGTCTACGTAGGAGACGGAAAGTGCACCTTAGTTAAGACCAAGGAGGAATGGAAGACTTTAACGATTTTAGTATCGATAAAGACTTACAAGTGTGCGAATGGATACAGGATCACAGATGAGAGGTATGCACACTTACCTAAGTTATTCTCATGGATGCCCATGTGGCTTCTTAAGAGAGTAATGAAGGTTAGCCCAGGATACATCATCCCCCCATATACTATACGTTACGTTCCAGAAGCTAATTTCAGTTGGCAGAAGGTTCGTGACTCATGGTTAGGATCATTGGGAGAGACGGAGAGTGAGATTCAAAAGTTCCAGGAACTTTTTGAAGTAGAAGGGATGATGCCCGCGACACCACGAGAGTTTAATGAATTTTTTCAGAAAGTTCATAGAACTAAGTGTGATTGGGCCACAATCGCAACAGTAGTAGCAGGCTCAGCCATATTCTTCGCAGGATTAGGTTTAGTTTGTTCATTATTGATGCCACAGGTTCTCTACAAGGAGGAGGCTCAGATGTACCCGGGCTCAACAGCTCGTACAGCAACGATGAAAATACATAGAGCTAACAGAGGAAGGAATGCCAACCGATTAACTAACGTTAAGGCGGCGGCACGAGTAGCAGCAACGACATCTCAAATGAAGACAAGAGATTATTCTCCGATCTATGCAAAGATAGATCGTAATACAGAAATATTTGAGTGTTTAGTTACGCCAAAAGGAGCGACTAAAGAGGAAGTCGACAGTGCTGAGGTTTTGACCTCAAGCTTTGGGCTATTTTTTG